ATTTCTAGATGCTTCTGCGTATATGCTATACTTAGTAGACCCAGTAAAACCCGGGTTTAACCAACAATCAGTCACAGAAGCAGACGCTAGGTTCTTTAAATATATTCCATATCCGTAAAATGTATCCAACACGCAATTCGATATATTGATATCGAAGTTATTGCTTGAGCCCGTTGATTCTACCCAAATACCATGCGTCCCGGTGGCAAATTCCCAGTTTCTAATAAACAGGTCTTTTACTTGAGATCCATACGCATAAACGCCGTAAGATGTCCCAGAGAAACCCGGTTGAACATTGGTTCCTGAATCAACAATGTAGCAAGATGGATTAGGAAGGCCGTTCTGGCTATCAACATAATAACCGTAGAAATTACCAGACCCAGAATCTCTGTAAGCTCTGCAATTAAGAAACTGAACACCAGAATTGTTTGTGTAGAAACCAGACCCGCTGTTATCAGAAGAAACAAATTGTATCGTAACATTAGCAGCATTGGTAATTGATATGCCATAATTGGTGCCAGTTGATGTTCTTTGGAATGTTAAATCCTTAACCACCGCTGTGTCTACACCAGTTATGCTCAACATAGTTATAGATGATGAGCTAGTCCGAATTATAGACGCTCTTAAATTATCACCAGCCAAAGTTATGGCATTACTGGATATCGTAAGAGTAGAATCAATCTGATATGTCCCATAAGGAACATAGACTAGACCACCTCCAGCAGAACCAGCATAAGTAATGGCATTCTGAATTGATAATCTTGTGGTAGATGCGTTTGTTGCGTTCCTGTATGCTCCCCAAAATAAAACATTAATAGGGAATTGAAGCTCTCTATACCAACCAGAAGCTGCCGACGCGCCGTAGGCCGTCGTTATGACAGAGCCGCCGTCATCAATACTTGGGATAGAAAAACCACGGAAAAACCCGCCGCCACCATCGCCAGCCGAATAATAACCAGCAACATAAATCTCTTGACCAGCCGTAACAGCCGTTGTTCTAAGAACAGCAATTGTAGCAACTTCAATTATTGAATTGATTGATCCAAACTCACCGGATGAATTAATCGTTACAGCCCTGTCAGCAATCGTGTTGCTGTAAACGCCAGTGGACTTCAATTTACCAATGAAGTTGCCCGCGTAACCATTTGCCGCTGTGGCTTGTATTGCGTCGCCGCCCGCAGATTGAGCAACCACCCCAGTCCCAGAACCAGTAGCATTTGCAAATAAAGCATTAGCTGTGCTCCCTGCTACAACTTCCAATCGAAGTGATGGGGTCGTTGTTCCAAGTCCAAGACGCTTATTCGTATTATCCCAGAAGAAATTGGAATCACCAGCAAACGCTGTAGAATTTGCAAATTGAACAAATCCGGTAGAACCAGACGCAGTAGCTGATCCAGTTGGGCCAGTAGGGCCGGGATTCCCGGCTACGCCAGTATTTCCTTGCGCTCCAGTTGGGCCAGTTGGACCAGTAGCCCCCGCAGCGCCAGCGCTTCCTGTTGCGCCTGTCGGACCAATAACATTGGAAACCGGACCCGCATCTGTCCAAGCAGAGCCATTCCAAACCCAAATATTATTAGTAGCCGTAACAATATAAGCATCACCAATTGTATTGCCTGACGGTGGAAGAAGGCCCGTTGTGGCTACAACGCCCTTGTAATTAATACCAGCGCCTTGCGCTCCAGTAGGGCCTGTGGCTCCCGTCGGGCCAGCAATCGAAGAAGCTGCTCCAGTAGGACCAGTAGCTCCCGTAGGACCAAGAGGACCCGGGACAAGTGAAGTTGGCCCCGTTGCACCCGTCGCACCCGTAGGTCCCGTCGCTCCCGTATTGCCGGTTGCTCCAGTAGGACCAGTTGGTCCAGCTTGCTGGTTCGCTATTTCATTTTCAATATACGCAAAATTCTGATCAAGATAAGAAAGCGGAATCGTATTCCCGTTTGGGAGCGTTCCGAAAATATAGGGGACCGGCATATTTCTTATCCTATCGGCGTATTAGGTGGCGGCTCATTCCAATAAAGCTGCTCATCGTCATCATTAACCCAATACATTGGGTTAACAGGGTCGTTCGTCCAAACATCATACGTCGTCTGCTCAACAATGTGGCCAGTCCCGGGAATACCCAGTGAGTTTGGCGGCACATCGTCTGCCCCATCGCCGGGGACCGTAAATCTTACACCCGGAACCAAACTTCTGCTACCCGGAGATGCGCCGCTTTGTTGTGTAACGCGGGTATTATTATTCTCCGTAATACGTGTATCGCCGTTAACGACAGGTATTCCAGTCCAAAAATTATCAGCATAACTTGTCGGAGTTGGAATAATAGCAGTGCCGTTTGTCAGGCGAACATTCGTATTATACTGATCAAAATACTCTACACGCGCATTCTGAATGGCTACCGGGTCTGGTGGTATGATACGCGGCTTAAGTTGTGGCTGAGGTTGGTCGTAGCACTCATCGCAAACTAAGATTCTAAGGTTTGCAAGCGTTCTGCCACGATAATCATACTGCCAATGAAGATCAGAGTGATTATACCACCGCGCGCAGCGATCGCATACAGCAAACGCCTTCGGATTATTGGCGTCTGTCTTTGCACGCCCCGATATTGAACCGTAGCCCATTGCGATTACCTAAAATAGCCAGAAAGACCAACATTCATAGTTATTGGGACATTTTCTGAACCAACTTGCTGCGCTCTGAGCCAATCTTTGTCCGCTCTTGCTTGCAACGCCGGTGTCCGGTCAGGTGCGTAGATATAAGATAATCTAGCAGCAAGACCTGAAGCAAAAGCGCTGTAAAATTCCCAAGGGATTTGTTGCTGTGTGCCATTAGACAAAACACTGTCCTGCGCGTGTTGCATAAAGTAATATGTCAGCGTGTAAGTGTCATCTTGATTAGCTATCGGCCATATATACAGGTTTGGCGAAAGCAATTTGTCATACCAATAGCTTGTCGGATACCCTTGAACATACTTTTGAGCCAAAGATGCGTAATCAGAGCGCGAAATTGGATACAAAAGTCTGTCAAAACCGCCTTGTGTTACATAAAGATCAAGCAAAAACGTAATATTTGTTGGCAAAGCATACGAAGTTTGACCCGAAATAAGCGGAATTGTCGTAGATTGCACCATCCACAAGTTGATTCCGTCACCAGCCCAGTCCGACATTAGCAAATTCGCCTCAAAATTGGCGTCTTGCATGTGTTGGGTGGTTAATTCAGTCCTGCGGATTCCACATTTTGCAAAAGCATTCGTAACAAAGTCACCAAGGCTTGGATTGAACGCAAATGTTCCAGAAGTAGCCATGATGATCCCTAATTTTACTTAACAACCACGCTGGATTGAACAATTGTGGTCGTTACTGTGCCGCTGCCGCTGTTCAAAAGCACACGAACATACGTTGGAACATAAGTAAATGACGTTTGTATGCCGCCCGTGGCACCTACCGCAGATGTGTCAGCTGAGTTAACCCAGTCAACTGATGATGGACCAACTGGAGACGTAGGTGAATTAGGATCATCATAGGTTGATTGAACCGTGTAGTTCACTGTTCCAGAAGCATCACACTGCAAACCAATGCCGTTTAGCGACCATTCATCCAGACGAACCCAAGGAGAAGCAGAAACCGCAGATGTTCCGACAGTTAATGTTCCAGCCGTGGCGCCGCTAGCAGCGATACTTGTCACAGTCTTATAAATAAGCACTGAAGTAGCGGCCGTTGATGACGCGCCGGCAAGAACCTCAGACTGCGTGTTGCCGCTTATGCTAGTGCCAGTGATTGTAAAGTTTACGCCCGTGTCTACGCCGCTTGATGTCAGCGTGATCTTACGTGGCTGAAGGTTAGTCGCTGTTCCATTCGTGCCAACTGAAATTGTGCCAGCTGATCCAGCCGAAAGCACAACACTATTAACTTGACCAAAAATCTTGGTGGTTGCCGTGCGGCTTGTGTTGGAACCAGTAATTGTCTCAGACTGGGCCGTGCGATTGTCCGCAGCAAGCCCCGTGACTGTGATCGTCGCGCCGCTATCATTGCCAGAAGAGACAATAACAACGCCTTGCGCTGGACTAAGATACGCAATGCCACCAGAAGAACGGGTTCCGTTTAACGTAACAGTCGTTGTATTCGCGCCATTACCCGTCGTTGTAGCAATATTATTTGCGCTGTAACCAGATGAATAGGTGCTATCAATAACAACCGCCGCCGCTCCGGGGACAGATTGGCTTGCCGAAATAATGCTAGCGTTAGCCGCAGCCAAACCACCAACTGAAACCGTTATCGGGCGCATTTGCGATTTCCTTTAAATTTATTCTTAAGGAAGAAGGCGGCCCGAAGGCCGCCAACTTAAATCAATCCATGCCGTTTTTCGACTGGATGTCAGCGCCGGGACGCTCAGATGTTTTTTGAGCAGCTTCCCAGTTCTGGCTGATTTTGCCGCCTGAAGCACGCTTTGGGCGATCCATACGCTTAAGAGCCTCTTTGCCCTCAACCGCTGCGCCGCCTTTTTTCATAGCGCCACATTTGCCGCCAGCTTTGCGCTTACGCGCTTCTTTGACGACATTGCTGCCTTCGCCTGCATATACTTCTGATGGGCCTTTGTTGCTGTCAAACTTGCCCGTAGGATCGTTTGGCACATTGGCCATATCCATTTTGCCGCCCTTAGCGCGACCAGTTCTGCCTTTCATGGCACTAACCTTTCAAAATAAGAGTTACGATGGGTTAACCGCAAGGCCAGATGTAGCCGCCGTAGGTGGAGCATTGTCGACGAAAGAGTTAGCCAGCGCACCAGCATCACCCCACTTCGTTGCACCAACTGCCGAACAGTTGTTGAACACCAAGCTGCCGCCAGCCGCTGCATTTAAAGATGCAACTGCGCTGATTGCTGTGCCGGTAGAATCAACCGCATTATAGAACAAGCAACTTTGGAACTTGGTATAACGGTCAATTGAGCCAGCGCCAGTGCCAATAATACCCAAGGTCGTTGCTGAACTTGTGAAGATTGGGAAATCGCTGTTGATGAACTTGTTACGCGGAGTGGCGTTTGCAAACTCAAGGTTAGCGTTAGCAGCCGAACGCTGGACAGTGTCCTGACCAATCGTGCAGCCTACAAACGTGTTTTCACCCGTTCCCATAACCTTCAGAGCGCGGGCATTTGCGCCACCAGCAGAAGCAGAATCTCCGAAACCACCAAACTGGATGTTTTCGTAGTAATTGCGACCACCGTTCTCAATCCACGTTACCTGTGAAGCAGAGCCCGTTGAGAAGCCAGCGAAAACGGAGAAGTTAGCAAAAATACAGCCAGAAGCCGTAACATTGAACATATTGCCGTCATTGCCAAACGTAGCAGCGGTGTATGTGCCGGTAGGAGGAGCGAAACGGGCGCGATTAGAAACACCGGTAGGAGCCGTAACGCCGATTAAGTGCGTTGCGTTCTTAGCCCATGTTACCGTGCCAGTAGTAGCAGTTGAGTCAATCGTCTGAGCAAGAGCCGTTGACATGCGGGCAGTGCCGCTTGTCGAACCATTGCCGATAAGAACGATAACGTCATTGTTACCAGCTACAGCTAAGCTGTATGCACGATAAATCGTTGCAAGTGGCGAATCAGGCGACGTGCCTTCATTACCATCAGAGCCAACAGCTGGGTTTACGAAATACCAAGTTCCGGTGAGTGGAATGCCATTAATTCCACCAATAACAGGAACACCGAAAGAGGTGATTCCGTTAGGGAAATTTGTGAGAGCCATGTGGGCTTCCTTTATATAAGAGAGAAACGGGGGACCATGTCGATCCCCCGCTTAATCATTAACTGGTTGGGAATGAACCCCAAATTGAACGCCAGTTATAATAGCCAAAGCTGTAGCGCTCATAGCCCTTCACAAGAAGATTATCAGTTGTGAAGTCTACTTGCATGTCCATTTCGTAAGGCACGCGTTCCATATACACCAAGCCTTTGATGTTGGTGAGGAGGAACCACGCATATGGCGAAGTCAAGTAATCGTTTACCAGATAACCTTCAGGAAGGCCACCGGCAGTTGAAACGATCGCATTGACGTCGTTGTTTGCAGTGCCCGGACGAAGTTCGGTCTTTGTAAGACGGATTGCCGTAGGCTCAAGAGCCGGCGGAATAATCAGCTTACGACCACGGGCGAACATCTTCAGACCAGCAATGTCTTTGAAGTTTGTTCTGATGCTGATCATAGCGTTCAGCAATGAACTTTCGTTCAAGTCAACATCGACAGTCGCACGGTTAGCTACAGTGTTGCCATCAATTGGGTGAGACGTGGAGCATAAAGCCTGACCGTCGCCACCAACCGTCGCATTGTAGGTTGTAGCCGTGTTGAGAATATTCGCGCCATAGATTTCCTTTGTCTGGCTGAATGATTCAACAAGGCCAAGGTTCGTTGGTGCAAACTGTGTCTTATACAGATTGTCGTCGATTGCTTTGCGGGTAATCGCATAGCCCAAACCAATTTCGTAGTGCTCTTGGTTGTAGACGTAGCGCTCTGACGCATTGTTATCGAAAGAAACAGCGCCGCCTTCAGTCTTGATTGCAGCAAGACCAAGGTAACGCATTTCAGCTGTGCGCTCTAAAGCAAGGTTTGACTTGCTCTTTTCGAACATTTTATCCCATTGAGCAGGGATCTGAGGATATTTACCCTCTACGCCACGCAGACCCGGCAGAAGCAGGTCACGGATGGCTGAAAGATTGACTGCCATAGTTGACTACTCCTTAGATGCCGGTAACGGCGCTGTTGGTGCGCAGCCATTCGTTGTTGAAGCCAACGACTACGTAGTTGTAGTTGCTGGTTGCATCGCTGCCATTTGAGCCCGGAGGATCAAGAACAACGTCAACAATGATGAATGGGAATGTCGCAGTCGTGTTGATTGAGTCCAGATACATGCCGGAAATGCCCGTCGAAGACGAACCTGCGCCAACATTAAGCTGAGCATACTCACCAACTGGAGATGACGTGAACGTCGTAGGCGTGCCCGTGATCTGGAACGAAGAACCAGACGTCTGAACAACGAAACGTGTGTTTGGATCATCAATAACGTAAGCTTCTACGTCGCCAGTGGCGTCGCTGCCCGGCCAATAGTTTGACCAAACAGTGCGCTTCTGAGACGTTGAAAGATACTTACAACCCCAGAAGATGCCAGCTAAAGGAACAGTCGAAGCAGTCGCCTGCTTGATGTAACCATTTGTGCTAGGTGAAGTTACTGGAACAACAGCGTCCCCATGATAAATGGCAGTAGCTGTCGAAGCTATGCGCCGCGTTGATAAGCGGAAATTCATTGGTCCGTTCGACGTCGAAGACGGCGAAAAGCCAAATGGTGCGAATGTGTTCGCCATTGAAACTAACCCCTGTTTCAGGGTGTTTCTTTGACTTGACAGCGCGCCAAGCTAATTGAAACGGGTGTGGTGAAGCTCATCCAGCGTGGAGAGCAAATATAGATCGGCCTTAGCCGCCTATCAGTTAATCTTCAGACGCAGCTTGCGCCCTCAGAATAAGATTATTCGGGGTGGACTATTGCACACCCCGAACTTAGTTGTCAATTCATTACTCATTGTCAGGTATAGCTATTGCCGACCTTGTTTTAGATAAACGATGAACTTCTCTTGGCCCAAGATCGCCAGCCCTGCCATCACGTAGCTGCGCCTCTTTTGTTAAGACTGCTTCGCGGGCTGCGCGCATCTCTTCGGCTCTTGCTTCATCAGTGAAAACCTTTGGTCTTTCCATCAGAACAAGCCCGTCAACTTCAATCGTTTCGCCCTGCCAGCCAGACGGCATAAGGTCAGGATGACGGCTCAGCGGAACTGCCTCCCAACCCTGACGCGCTACCTCAACTTGGTAAGCATGCTGCTCTTCACCCATCAATAGTTTCATTTTCCACTGATAATCCCACCCATCTGGAGGAGGAGGCGCCCAGAAACGATCACGGGTTGACGTTGTATCAATGCCGCCCTCTCTGAGCGCACGAATACGCGCCTCTGCGCGGGCAATCGATGAAGCCTTAGAGTCAAGAGGTTCTTTTTTTGGGGTCTGTGGTGTCATAGCCATTACATTCTTCCCTCTTTGATCAGGGCTTTTTTGTTTCGCGCGTAAATCTCCAAGGCTTTTTGCTTTGGAAGTTCTGGTTCGTTTAGCATTGCCTGTTCGACTTCCGCCGCTGACAGAACCATCGTGTCGTTGCCCCCTCTGCTTGAACTGTATGAAGCTGAGGATGTCACGGGGGTCGACGCTACTGCCTTTTTTGGCTGATTGCCTTTGCTAACGCCCATTTCATTTTCAAGAAAGTTAAAATATTCTGGGCTCTCCGATACAATACCCTTCACATCAACTGCATATTGATGCGCAGCCCTAAGTTTTGGGATATGATTAATCATATCTGGATGCGCTCTGATCCAATCAGCTGATTTTGGCGATAAAGTGCGCGCCGCGGCCTCTACTGGGTCAAGATATTCTTGTGGTTGCGCCTCATATTGAGGAGCCGGGTCAGGAACGCGGCCCTCTGTTTGCTGATATTGAGCTTTTTCCTCAAGTTCAGCCTTTGCGCTGTTGAATTGCGTAAGCTGGCTCTCAATTCTAGCCATATCGCGCTGGACTTTTGCTGCCGCAGCGTAATCGCCAGACGCCATAGCATCAGCATACGCTCTCTCAGCATTAGAAGCCGCCTGCTCTGAAGCATTTATCGCATTAATAATCACACGATACTGGTTTTCAGACGCCTCAGACTGTGCAGAATAAGCCACCTCAGCCTGTTTTCTGGCATATTGCTCAGCTTGTTGCTTGGCTTGTTGGGCCATAGCAGCTTGCTTGCGCGCTGCATCCAGCTGTTGCTTTAGTTCAGACAGCGCTACTTCACGCTCATCTGGCTCTGCGCCCTTACGTTCATTATTAGAATCTTCTTTATCGTCAGACAAAGAGATCTCTACTTGAGAATCTTCCGGGGGAAGCTCAATCTTTTCTTCTTCAGCCATGATTATCACCAAACCTGATCTGGGTGTTCGACGCGCAGACGAATCGCCACGTCAGAAACAATGCGGCAAAGAACCACATTGTCTTTTGAAACGCCGATTTTCCGCAGTGAGTTTAAAGTGACAAGTTGGCCATCGCTTGGACGAATAGCGACCCAATCACCCTCTTTAATGTCTCTGAACTTATTGCCGTCCTCATCGACAAAAGCAGTCGGGCCCATCTTTAAGACAAGCGCGACTTTACTCTGCCAACGATCCTCATCGCGGGACTGGTCAGCAAGGATAATCCCGCTAGCAGTTTTCTGAGGTCTTTCGTAAATTGCGGTTAGGATGTCATTACCAAAGACATCAATTCCGCTTAGATCCCCAACCTTCTGGAGAATTGCTTGTTTTGGATCAACACCTTCGTGATCCATTGCTGTTGAAGGCACGCGCGGCCCTCCTCTATTGACGCAGAGAGCATCTCTGCGCTTCATTCTTTACAAGCCTAGAACTTTCTTCTGGGCTTCTTGGGCTGCATGCAGAGCATCTGCTAAGCCTTTCAAACGACCGACACGAAATCGATAATCTTCGTAACTGTTTGCCTTGCCGGTCACAAGCTCAGCGGCAAGCTGTTCCTGTAATTCGGCAAGGGCCCTTTCAAGCTCTTGATAGAGACGGGTATCTAAATTCATTAGCCCTTCTTACGGTCGTATTCCGCTAACTCAGTTTTCTCAAGACGGCCTTCTCCACTTGCGGCGCCTGCCGTCAAGTCTTGAGTTGAGCGAATGCGGCCACCCTTCTTTCTCATCAATGGATTTGGCTGACCAAAACCACCGGCTCCCGGAGGCATCATTGGTGGCAGACCAGTAGGAGGCATAGGAGCCGCAGGAGGCGTAACTCCCGGCTGACCCATCGGCATCATTGGAGGAGCGCCAGCGCCCATTGGAGGCATGCCACCCATTCCACCCGGCATCATTGGAGGCGGGGCAGGAGGAGCAGGAGGAGCGCCCATAGGCTGACCAGCCGACATCTGTGGCTGACCGGAACCCGGCATCTGGATGTTGATCGTGGTCGGTGTTTTCTTACCTGACAACATGCCACCCATGTCTTTGCCAATGCGACCGCCGTCTTTGCGCTCTGCACGACCTCCCTTTTTCATCTTCAGGTCTTCTTTTTTGACCATCTTACGAATGAGAGCTTTGTCCTCAGCCTCATCGGGATGAGCGCTCTTAGCCATTGCGCCTCCCTTAGCCTTGCGGGGAGCCTTGTCCATACGCTTAGGGGCAATCTTGCCACCAGCCTTGCGCATGATCGCAGGCATTGTATCTTCAGACAGCTTTGGCTCCTTATTAATAATAGGAATGCCACGCTGCTCATCGGTGTTTAAGTCTTTGTCGCCGGCCCAATTGTCGTTCTTCTTAGACTTGCCACCATAACCTTGTAATTTCTTTGTGTGGCCGCCTTTGGCCTTCTCAGCATATGGATGCGCCATTGTATCAGTCCTTTAGTTTCACTTGCGGGCTAGTCTAAGAGCGTCTTTGACTGCTTTTGCTCCGCGATTATCAGATCCGCCTGCGGGGCGGGAATAAAACTTTGTGTCTTTTTTATCAGAAATCTTGCCGCCGCGCTTACTTCCGGCACGAAGTGGGTCATAAGAATAATCATCTGAGCCGTAATACCGACCCGTAATTGGGTTATAAACTCTGCCGCTAGGATCAGTGCTATAGACGCCCGGAGCAACAACATAACCAGTATTATACGATTCTACAGGAGCATACGAAAGACTGCCACTACCATGTGATACCGTATGACTGCCGCCTCCGCCAGTATGCGAAACACTTGGCGTGTGGCTTATTGATGGTGCTACGGGAGCAGCTGGTGGCGTATAACTTGCCATCGGCGTAGCGGGAGCGGCATAACCAGATGATCCAGAATCAGAAGTAGGTATGAACGATGGAAGAGAAGTTCCTAATCCACCTATGCCACCAGAAGGAAATATTCCACCCGTTCCACTTTCACCCACACCCATTGGGATCATCGGAGGAGGCGCAGGAGGAGCGCTTGAAGCTCCACCAAATAAAACATTTTTTCCTTGACCATCTGGGCCAGATAATCCTTGCTCAACTTTATTATTAAAAAACTCTCTAAATTCTGCATTTGTTAAAGATTTAACTTTTGACGCAAGTTCTTTAGGTATATTTTGTAATACATTTTGCAAGCCTACAGTCTTATAAGCTAAGTCATTTGGCTTGCTTACAATTTTTGTCCAGCCATTAGCGCCTTGTAGGTGCATTCCATAAAAATCGCCAATTTGTGGCTGTGTCCCAGTTTTATCTACAAACTGTTTTGCATTATCGCGCATGTATTGGGCGGCAGCATCAGAGTTTTGCGTCCAATCATACACATTCTTCACATTATATTTATTGGCAATAGCATTACTGAGTTGCATCATGCCTTTATATTGGCTACCCGGACGATGTTGATTAGTTCCATATTCACTTTCAATCTTACTCATTGCCATCAAAGCGCCGGTAGGTAGGCCATATGCTTGCTCTAATGGGCCAAAATGGTTTTGTAATTCTTGAGAAGACCGTGGAACAGACGTATTAGCTTGCTCAGCAGTTCTTGGCCCAGAACTTATTCCAAAATTACCAGAAGAACTTGCTACTTGATAAGGAGCAAAATTACTTGCTTGATACGCCTGTGAACCCGGGTCGCTGGATATAGCAGCATTCACCTGAGCCCTTGAAGAACCTTTGTTAAGCTGCCCTTGCCAAAAATTTAATTCGTCTTGATTTGGATCTCTACCTAACAATCCTTGATATTCATCTTTAATAAATTGAATATTTGCGTATGTCTTTGCACCCGGATCGGTTGCAAGCCTGTTTTCAAAAGCAGAAAAATTTGCTCCATTAGCAATTTGACCCGCCCAATAATTCGTTTCATCTGAAGTAGGACTCCTGCCAAAATATTTATTATAAACATCATTGATGGCGGTTGCTGTCTCAGGTTCAACTTGGCTAGTGTTTTGCGAAGCCGCAGTTTGTTGCGGAGATGATGGTGCAGATGAAGCTGCCGACACAGGTCCATACTGAGAAGCTTGGCTAGCTAAGAAATTCTTAGACGATTGATCGTTGGCAATTCCAGAAACAATCTGTTGAGCAGATACGCCTTTATTTAATTCATTTTGCCAAAATGCAATATCTGACTGATTTGGATTGCCACCTAAATATGCTTGATATGTTTTTGTCAGCATATTGGTAAAGCTATTTGGGTCATTTGGGTTATATTGATTGGCGTAACTCTGTCTAACGCCAGCATCGCTAGAGATGCCCTGCATGATCTGTTGCGGGGAGACGCCTTTATTCATCTCTCCCTGCCAGAAATTAATTTCGTCTTGATTTGGTGCGCGTCCTAAATATTGATTATACGCAGCGCCAATGACGCCCGTGTTTGAAGCTGGCTGAGACGCAGCCGGTTGAGCGGCAGCCGGAGCTTGTTGTGCAGGAGCCGCAGCCTGTTGACCAGCGCCCCAAGCAGCCATTTGCTGAGCAGCGTAGTTTTTGGACGCCTGATCGTTGGCAATGCCTTGCACGATCTGTTGTGGAGTTGATCCTTGATTAAGCTGACCCTGCCAGAAAGCCGTGTCAGATGCATCTGGCGCCCTGCCCAAATAAGATTGGTAGGTGCTATTCAACATAGTGTTGAAGCTATTCGGATTAGCCGCGTTATACTGATTATAATATCCAGCTTGCGTTCCAGCGTCGTTGGCAATACCTTGATAAACTTGTTGAGGCGTTGAGCCTT